CCCACCGTGGCAAAGAGACAGGTTGAGGAACGGGACGTACAGATCACCCCCGTCTTCATGAAGTTAAAGCAGGCATCCGGGTCAAGGATTGTCCTTTCTCGTGGTGGGGCGGGTAGCAGTAAGTCTCATAGTGTATACCAGCTGATGGTTGAGCGGCTGTTTGGCGTTGGACCGAGAAAGATATTAATACTGAGAAAAACCCTGCCGTCATTAAGGGCATCGGTAAAGCCGAAGATAGACGAGATCCTTCACTCCTATAAACTGGATCGGTATGTGAAAGAGGAAAAGGTGGAGATGAATTATCGTTATGGTCGTAATCTTCTCCACTTTGGTTCTTTATTTGCCGACCCTGAGAGAATTAAATCAACAGAGTGGAATGATATTTTATTAGAGGAGGCTACGGAGTTTGATCATGCCGACTATAAGCAGCTGTTGTTGAGATTAAGGGCATCGGTCCCCAGAGGGGGTACTCGTAATCAGATACATCTTGCTTTTAATCCCATCAATGAGATACACTGGATCAAGACCGAGCTGCTTGATAAACAGACCGGTGATCTGGCTGAGATCATATCCACGTATAAGGACAATCCGTATCTCGATAAGGATTATGTTGATTATGTTGAGGGGCTGGCGGCTCAGGATCCCAACTTCCACCGGATCTATACCCTTGGTGAGTGGGGCTCGCTGGAGAATATTATTTACCGCAAATGGGATGTGGTTGACAAAGTGCCCGAGGAGGTTAGGGCAGGTATAGGGGAAATATATGCCGTTGACTTTGGCTTCTCTTCCCCGACCTGTGTGGCGAGGATCTGGGCTGACCCGACGATCATGGAGGCGTGGCTTGAGATTGTATTGTATAAACCGGGTTACACCAACCGGGATCTTATCGATAAGGTGTTGGATAAAAAGATCCCGACAGAGAACCGGAAGAGATATCCCATATATGCAGACACACAGGAGCCCGCCCGTATAAAGGAGATCAACGACAACGGTTTTAAATGTCTGCCATCGGATAAATCGGTCAGTGATGGGATTGATTACTGCAAGCGGTGGAAGCTTCATATCCTTGACAACAGCCCCGATGGGGTAAAGGAGATCAGCGGTTATTCCTACAGGGAGGATAGTAATGGTCACGTTCTGGAGGAGCCGGTGAAGTTCAATGATCACTTCTGTGATACCTTTAGATATGGTCTCTATACCAAGTACGGCAAAAAGGGGGCGAGACCCCAGATCAGGACGATGTGATATGCCGACTAATAAGTATAATGTACCGGAAAGATTATGGTGTTTGATGCAGATAGTTTTTGGATCTATGGACAATCCAAAAATAATTTCATATAAAAAATTGGAGAGATTGGCAAAACTTCCCATTAAGTTTTTTAATCCGGATACCAAAGAAGTTTATGAATGGATAGAGACAACAGGAAATAAAGATTTAATACCACTCAATAATTGGAACATGGTTATGAGTAATTAAATTTTAAAAATTGGAGGGCAAACAATAATGAGTTGTGACCGGAGATGTTTCGACCTTGAAGATATTAATTATGGATGTGAGGATTGTCCTCCCACTTGTCTTGGGAGAGATAATGGTCAGCATAGATTTTTGTTTGTGTGCGAGATGTGTAAGGGAGAAAAAAGTTTAAAGGAGATGAATATTGTGAGTGATGAACTTAGACCAGTATCTTTTTACGATCCAAATCTTTTTAAGTACAAAGAAGTATGCAACGAGTGTCATAAAGAATGTTTTAATAATCAGTAAGAAATGAATGAACAACAGAAACTCAGATACAACCAGATAAAGAAAAAGGAAAGGGAAAGAAAAAGAATAGAGGGGATATGTGTTTGGTGCTCTCGTCCTGCATTGTACCCTTATTTGCATTGTGAAAAACATTTGGCAAGTCATCAGGTGTCAGTCAATAAGCACCAAACACCTGAAGAGAAATGTAGATACATATTTGAATCTAGGAGGAAACTGAGGACAGAAGGCAGATGTACAAACTGTACCAGACTGCTCGATGAGGATGCCGATATTAAAGATAATGGAGAGATGTATATTACTTGTATCAACTGCCGCGGTAAAAATTCTGTCTGATCATTTTGAAACTTATAACAAGAGAAGTACCGCTGAATTTTAACTTGTGGATTTTTGGAGATCGTCATTGTGGTAACCCATTTGCTTATAAGAAAGGGTGGGGGAAGTTAGCAAAGAGAATGAACAGCCCTCACCGTGGGGTGGACCATAATATTGGGATTGATGTTGGGGATGTAACCGAGTCTGTTTCCATGAGGGACATTAAGAGGTTCTCACCGGCACATCTATCCAAGATACTCAAGGATAATGATATTGGTCCGGTGGCGGGGATGTGTCTGTACGAGGCTGAGGAGTACATCAGAGAAGCAAGAAAGATTGGGGCTGAGAAATACATATGTATCTTGAACGGTAACCATCCTAAACATATGTGGCCTTATTTCCAGTCCACCCAGTACGTATGTAGGGAGTTGAAAATCCCCTATGGTACTTGGAGCGCAAAGGTAACTTTTGTTACCAAGTCGGGTAGGCAGCTGTTTAAAGTTTTTGCAACTCACGGGAAGAGGACGATAAGTTCAACAGCCGATGACCCCGCAAGAAGAAAAACAAATATGGAGCTGATCCTGAAAAGGTTGTTAAAGGAAAAACATGGTGACTGTATTATCAAGGCTCAAGGACATTGCCACAAGATTTTGATTCATGAGCCGACCCATGCATTATACTTATCAGACAATGGAAAAGAAATTACTCAGCACTATTCACAGCCCCATGACTTAACTGGTAGGAGCTATATACACCCTGACCATTGTTGGTATATTTCGGGAGGAAGTTTTGTGAAGATGTATGATCTGGAGATAGAGGGGGATAGCTATAGCGAGGAGGCGGGGTACGATCCAACCGAACTTGGTTGTGTCTGTATGGCGGTAAGGAGAGGTAAACCCGTTTCAGCTGAGAAGATCATACTATGATTAAAAAGGAGATTGATACTTATGGTTGTCCTGTTGGGTTTGTTAAGATTGGACCTTTTGATTATGAGATCAGGTGGGTGGATTTTAAATATTATTTAACCCATATGTCATCTGGCCAATGTGAGTTTGATTTAAAAATACTATGGGTTGTGCATGATATGGGTAAGTGGATGATGCTTGATACTCTCTATCATGAAATCAATCATGCTGTTGAACATACATTTGGAATGAAAGTTGATAGGGAAGAAAAAGATGATGAGAAACAAAGGGCATATAGATCGGAAGAACAGCATGTAACGGTTATTTCCACTGGGACTGTTGGATGGAGGAGAGATAATTCAGAATTAAGAAATTGGGAAAATAGTTTATATGAGCAAGCGTTCACAAAGACAGATAGCTGAAGAGTGTGATAGGATTAAGAAACTCCTGCTGGAGAAGAATATTAAGTATGGCAATTCAGCCCTTGAGCCCTTGAGGATATTTTCAAAAGCAGATCCGGTACAGCAGTTAAGTGATAGGATTGATGACAAGTTAAGTAGAATAAAAAATTCTGGGTTTAGTGGAGATGATGAGAACACCGTGGATGATCTGATAGGGTATCTTATACTATTGAATATAGGATTGAGTGAGGCGACGGGGGGATCAATCAAGTGATCGAGTTTACCATATTTAGTTTACCGGATGAGGAGTATGAATATAACTGCGCCAAGAATGGGAGTAAATATTTATCAGCATTGCAGGATTTTGATAATTGGATTAATATCGAACTTGACCACAATAAAGATTTAACAAGTGAAGAGTATTTGGCAATTGAAAAATGTAGGGCTAAGTTACTAGCACTTTGTGAGGAGAAGGATTTTCCGATTTGGGAATAAGTAATAAACTAGGGAGGGCAAAAATATGAAACGAAGAGATTTTATAAAGAAAATACCGTTGTTGGGAGTGACTTCATTTTTTGGTTATAAGGAAGTAATGAAAAAGCCGGTAGAAAAATTTGATGAAGAGAAAGCCGATGAGTATGTGGGAGACTCTTTACAGAAAGAACATGTGACAAACATACTCAGAGATATTCATTATCTGAAACAAAAAGTGGGGGTGTCTATATGACAACTAAAAAGAAAGTTATGTTTACTATCTCCCGTTGCTATGACTGTCCTAACTGTTCCAAGGAGAGGCAGTATTGTAGCAAGTATGAACTGAATCTGACGTGGCACGATATGACCCAAGAGTATATACCTGAAGATTGCAAGGAGCCTGATGCTTTTATAAAAAAGGATCTGCCATCAAAACAAAAATGGAATCTTACTACATCGACTGGAGAAATGATTAACTCTGTGGAGCAAAGCAGATGAATCTAACTATTAATGCTGGTGTTAAAGTTTTATGGCGTAATAAAGAATATATTACTGGTAATAGAAGGTGTGGGCAGGTTGAATTATATAGAGATAGTAAGTTTGTAAGAGTGGTATCAATAAAGAGTGTTATAAAAAGAGAACCATTGAATATAGATATGTGGGATATTTTAGGAGCTGGGATATAAATGAACTTAATGGAATCACAATTTGAGAATGTAGAGAAGAAGTCTGCCCGTGAGGATATACTGGCGGATATGAATATCAGTAAGACCAAGATACCATTTATCATTAACCCAATGCAGAGGGGTAAGGACATACCCCAGCCAGATAACCCCAAGCTTCAAGTGCAGGCATATGTGGATTGGGTCTATGTTTGTGTGAGTAGAAATTCTTCGGCAGTTGCCAATGCCCCATTGAGATTATTTGTTGCCAAGAAAGTACCGGGACGTAAACTTCAGGTTCCTACGAGAGCAGTGACGAAGGAGAAAAGAGATCGCCTGGAATCATTTGCTCATCTACAACCGTGGCTTTCAAAAGCAGTAGAGGTTGAGGAAGTGGTTGATCACCCGTTCCTTTTACTCATGCAGAATGTGAATGCTTTTATTAATCGGTTTGACTTGTGGGAACTGACCCAAATTTATCTTGAGCTAACAGGGGATGCTTTTTGGTACATCGCTGATGATCCAACTTTGAAGATTCCTAGACAGATATGGGTACTGCCAAGTCAGAACATGAAGATTGTTACAGATGATAAAACATTTGTTGGTGGGTATGTCTATGATATGGGGACGATCAAGATTCCGTTTGATATCCACGAGATCGTTCACTTTAAATTTGGATCTCCAACGAGTATGTTTTATGGCTATAGTCCTCTGGTTGCGGTCAGGAAAACATTTGTTATTGATCAGCAGGGGCAGGCATTTGAGGAAGCCTTGTTGAAGAACAATGCCGCGCCGGAAGGTGTACTGAGTACCGAACAGGAACTTGATGAGGAGGAGTTTGAAAGGATCAGGAAATTATGGAAGGCTCGGTATAGTGGGTTTGGTCGTCAGGGCAAAACCGTTGTCCTCTCATCCGGATTAAAGTATGAGAAGATAGCTTTCAGTCCCAAGGAGTTGGCATTTGAAAAGGGGAAGAAGTACAACAGGGAGATGATTGCTGCTGCCTTCGGTGTACCAATGAGCAAGATAGTTACCGAGAATGTTAACAAGGCGAATGCAGAGGCTGGTGAGAGACAATGGATTAAGGATACCATTGAGCCGAGGTTGACAAGGATCGAGGAGAAACTGAATGAGCAGGTGATACCTCGATATGATGAAAATCTGTTTGTTGCCTACGATGATCTGTTGCCTGAAGATACAGAACTGAAGATAAAGCAGAGAGA